CCAGACGGGCGCCACCGCGGCAGACCTGGTCAGCAACGACTGGGTGGACTTCTCCGGCACCGGAGCCCTGGAGGCGAACGCCGGCACCGCCCTCACTGGCGGCGTGGACCCGACTGTCGCAGCTGCGGACGACGCGGCCTTCCTGACTGCTGTCGAGCCCTACGCCTTCGACGTGCTGGCCTACGACGGCAGCACCCAGACCGTGATCGACGCCTACGTGGCTTTCATCAAGCGGATGAATGAGCAGCTCGGGCATAAGTGCCAGCTGGTCGTGGGCGACACTGCAGCAAACAGCGAGTACGTGATCAGCCCCGGCAACGGCTACGTGCTGCCGGACGGCACCGCCCTCACGGCTCAGCAGGCCGTCTGGTGGGTGGCAGGATCCGAGGCTGGCGCGATGTACTACCAGTCCCTGACCTATGCACAGCACCCGACCGCGATCGCGGCGAGCCCGAAGCTCACGGACGCCCAGGCGGAGGCCCTGATCACTGCCGGGAAGATCGCGATCATCGACAACTTCGGCCTGGTCCGGATCTGCACGGACATCGACACCCTGACCACGGTGACGCCCACCAAGGGAGCCGAGTTTAAGAAGAACCGGGTCATGCGCGTGGTGATGCAGCTGTGCAACGACATCTACGAGCACTTCGCCGGCTACTACATCGGCAAGGTCGACAACAACGAATCCGGCCGGAGCCTGCTCCGCGCCTGGATCATCGGCTACTGCAACGAGATGCTGGCGAACTCCGGGATCCAGAACTTCACCGCGGATGACGTGGAGGTGCTCCCGGGCGATTCCATCGACGCCGTTGTGATTAACATCGCGATCCAGCCGGTCGACGCCATCGAGAAGGTGTACGTGACCGTCACCGTGGACGCCAATATCTCCGCGGCGGCGGCAGAGTGAGAAAGGAGGTAAAGGATGAGCTTTTTACTTGAGCGCGACGCGCTGAACGGCAAGAGCGGCCGGGCTTTTCTCACGATCAACGGCCAGAACCAGGAGCTCTTCAGTCTGAAGAAGCTGCAGACCGACGCAGAATTCCAGGAGGGCGACTTCAAAGTCGTCGGCACCACCCTCGTCCAGAAGAAGACCACCGGCGTGACCATGACCGGCACCATGACGATCTACTACGGCACCCCGGTCTTCGTGGAAATGCTGCAGACCTACCTGAAGACCGGCAGGCTGCCGTACTTCACGATCCAGGTGGACAACGACGACCCGAGCGTCTCCGTCGGTCGGCAGGTGGTGGCCCTCTACAACGTCAAGTTGTCGAAGGTTCCGATCGCGATGCTCGACGCGGACGCTGAGTGGCTCGAGGAGGAGGTCGGCTTCAGCTTCACGAACGTGGAGGTCCTGCAGGCCTTCCACGCTCCCGCGGCGCTGGGAGTCTGACGCTAGTACAACTCAAGCGGGGCGGCACTGTCGCCCCGCTCACTTTTTAGGAGGATGAGGACACAATGGGAGTTTTAAGCGCTTTTTTACATCCGGAGCCGATGGACATCACGAAGGAGATCATCATCTCCGACCGCTTCAAGGAAGACGGGAAGCCGGTGCCCTTTAAGATCCGGACGATCTCTCAAGCAGAAAACGACGCCCTGGTGAAGAAGGCCCAGAAGGTGGACATGGTCCGCGGCCGCCGGATCCAGTACCAGGACGACCAGAGATATACGAACTCCTTGATCGTGGCCTGCACGGTGCAGCCCGACTTCAGAGACGCCGAGCTTTGCCAGGCATACGGCACCCTGGATCCGCTGGAGGTTCCGGGGAAGATGCTCCTCTCGGGGGAGACCGCGAAGCTGGTGGAAGCCATCATGACCCTGAACGGCTTCGCAATTCAGCCGCCTGAAGAAGAAGAGGAAGAAGCAAAAAACTCGTAAACGGCGACGACCGCGAGGTCGCGCTCGCCTACTATCTTTTCGCAAACCACGGGATCCTGCCGTCCGTCGTGGCGGCCATGAGCAGCCAGGAGCAGGCCCTCTGTTGGGCCATGGCGACGAAGGAGATGCAAAGCAGAAAGAGGTGAGACTATGGCGGCGATTCGTGAGGCCCTCGAGATCGTCGACAGGGCGACAGCTCCGCTCAGGGCTGTGACCACGGCCTTCGGCGGAGCCACCAGCGCTGCCGAGATGGCCGGCGCCGCAGTGAAATCGGCCGAGGCGGCGAGCACCGGCCTGGGGGAGACCCTCGGGGAGACTACCCGGGTCGTCCGGGAAGCAAGCAGCCGCATGACTGAGATGGGCCAGCAGGGCGCCCAGGCGACGCACACGGCGGCCTCTGGCGTGGACCAGCTGACGGGGAAGGTGAAGAGCCTCCTGGCCACGCTGGGCGGCTTCGCGGCGATCCTGGGAGCGCTGAACCTCTCGGACGAGCTGTCCATGGCTCAGACCCGGATCAACAACATCACCGGAGAACTGGCGGAGACTGCCAACGTCCAGCGCCAGATCTACGAGGCGGCTCAGCGGTCCCGCGGAAGCTATCAGGAGATGATGGGCACGGTGGCGAGCCTGAAGGCCCAGACCGGGGATACCTTCAGCAGCATCCAGGAAGCCACAGCCTTCACAGAGCTTTTACAGAAGCAGTTTAAGCTCGCCGGGACAGATGCCACGGGCATCTCCTCCACCATGTACAACTTAACGCAGGCTCTCAGCACTGGAACGCTGAAAGGCCAGGACCTGAACTCCATCTTCGCGAACGCTCCGCAGCTGGTGCAGCGGATCGCCGACTACATGGGCCAGCCGATCGGGAAGATCAAGGACCTCGCGAGCGAGGGAAAGATCACCGCGGACATCGTGAAGGGTGCCATCATCGGCGCGGCTGATGATATCAACGCCCAGTTTGAAGCCATGCCGATGACCTTCGGCGACGCAGTCCAGCAGGTCCGGAACGTGGGCATCAGGGCATTCCAACCGCTTGGGCAGATGATCGCGGACGCGGTCAACTCTCCGCGCTTTAACGCGGCCATGCAGACCGTGACTCGCGGGATCATGGTCGCCGCTAAGATCGGCCGCCGGGGCTTCGAGATCATCGGGACTGCTGTCGACTTCGTGGCAGATCACATGGGGGTGCTCGGGCCTATCATCGGAGGACTGGTGGCGGGCTTCGCCGCGTATAACGCGGTTATCGGAATCACTTCGGCTTTAACGGCTGCTCAGGGCATCGCGGCAGGAATCGCGGCAACGGCCAACTCCATCCACGCGGCAGCGACATCTGCAGCGGCTGCAGGACAGTCCGCTTTCAATGCGGCTCTGGCAGCCTGCCCGATCACCTGGGTCGTGGCGGCTATCGTGGCGGCCATCGTGGCGGTGGGTGTCCTGATCGCGGTCTTCCACAACCTGGCCGCGACCGGGCACACGGTCTTCGGAGATATCGCCGGCGTGGCCGTGGGCTGCTTCACTGTGATTACCAACGCCCTCGCCATCGTGGCCAACGCTTTCCTGGCCGGTGCGGAGATGATCGCCAACGGCTGGAACACGATGGTCTTCAACGTCCAAACAGCGGTCCTGGGTTTCGCCTCTGGTGCAGTCCGAGCATTCGCGAGTGTGGTCCGCGGAGCTGAGAGCGCTGCGAACGCGATCGCGAATGCCTTTATCAGCGGCGCGAACGCTGCGATCGGCGGCATCAATGGGTTGATCAATGCGATAAACCAGATCCCGGGCGTTGACCTGTCGACGGTCAGCACGATCGGGGCCGCGAGTGTCGACAACAGCCTCTCGTCAGCTATCGAGGGTATCGCGGACTCTCTCGACAGCATGAAGCCCGAAGCAGTCCAGACCGTGAGCCTGGGACGCTTCGAGACGGTCAGCATGGGCGAGGCCTTCAGCCAGGGCTTTGACAAGGGCGCCGCCTGGGGCGACGGCGTACAGAGCGACCTGCTTGGCGCCTTCAGCGGGCTGTCTGGAGATGTGACGGATCTGATGGGCGGCGGATCCATCGAGGACCTGCTGGGATCCCAGGCGGATCTGGCCAGCACCATGGGAGACGCTGCAGGAGCCGGAAGCGGCGGAAAGGGCAACGTCGGATCCGTCGACAAGGTCAAGAAGGTCGACAACTGCAAGCTGTCCGACGAGGATTTGAAGCTCTACCGGGATCTGGCCGAACAACGATACATCAACCAGATCGAGCTGCAGACCCTGGCGCCGCAGATCTCGGTCAGCATACCGGAGAGCGCGGCGAAGAATCTGACCTCTCAGGACATCGCCGACCGGCTGAAGGTGCTCCTGATCGAGCAGCAGGCAGCCCACACAGCGGTCGCCCACGGCTAAAAAGTGGAACAAAGAACAAATAGAACAAAATTTTCCCTAGAAGTAAAAAGTCTTTTTATAAAATACGCGCCCGCGCGAGGCGCGTGAGCGCGCGTAAGAGTCTAGTGTTCTTTTTGTTCCGTTTGTTCCTGTTCCGCGGAGGAGGTACCAGTGAATCCCGAGACTAAAATCTATGTAAAACTCGGGGGCCGGAAGTATTCACTTCCGGTTAACCCTGAGGAGATCGAGGTGAAGCACACCACGGTCGACCAGACGGAGAACGTGGTCGGGGTCGGTGAGATCCTGATCCCGCAGAAGCCGGGGCTCCGGGAGATCTCCTGGTCCGGCTTCTTCCCCGGCTCTCCGCTGGATCCTTATGTGGATCACTATCGGAGCGTGCGGACCCTGGCGAAGGCCTTCGAGAAGGCCTGGAAGGAGCGGTCGAAGTGCCGGCTGATCATCTCCCGGTCCAGCGACTACGACACCAATATGAGATGCGTCATCTCGGAGTGGTCCTGCACGGACAAGGGCGGCGAGCCGGACGACCTCTACTACTCCGTGACTTTCCAGGAGATCCGGAGCTACGGCGTGCAGCAGCTGACGGTCGTCAGCACGACAGGGCCCGGCGCGGCGCTCTCCGGCGGGGGAGGATCCTCCTCCGGATCCGGGGCTGCTGGACCCGGCGCAGCGATCACAGTGTCCGCTGACACTGTCCGCCCTGTGGAAGGCGACGTCCTGGTGGTGGGCGCGTCGGTCCAGATAAGCGGGCCTTACTACAGCGACAGCACCGGCCTGGTGCAGGTCGGTGAGGCCAGCGGCCTCACGGCCAGCATCACCAGGATCGAGGACGGGGCGCCCTGCCCGTACCGGCTTGGCAGCATCGGGTGGATGCGTAAAGACCAGCTGAGCTTCCCGGGAGGCGGATCATGATCAGCCTCGTGGCAGCTACAGCCGAGGGCCTCCGGATCGACTACACCGACGCCCTGAAGAGCGCGAAGCTCTCCACCCAGCGCTTCGACGCTCCAGCGAAGCTGGGCTTCGAGGGCGTCGAGGACTCCGGCATCACGATCCCGGAGGGAGCGACGGTCCGGCTTACGGACGACGGGCAGGTGGTCTTCGTGGGCTATGTCTTTACGGCATCCCGGGACCGGTACGGCGCCACCTCTTACGTGGCGTATGACCAGCTCCGGTATCTTAAGGCGAAGGCCTCTTACAGCTTCGTGAACCTTCCTCTGGAGGACATCATCCGCCAGATCGCCGCGGACTTCGGGCTGACGGTCGGACCCATGGCCCAGACTGGCTACGTCTTCCCCTCGTTGATCAAAGAGAACGAGAGCTGCCTGGACATCATCTTCGACGCCCTGGCCCAGACGATCTACCAGACGGGGAAGATCTGGGTCTTCTATGACAACTGCGGGGCTCTGACCCTCGTGGAGGCGAAGGACCTGATGCAGACCGCGATCATCGGCGACGGCTCCATGATGACCGACTACACCTACACCCGGGATATAGACTCCGACACCTACAACCGGGTGAAGCTGGCCCGGCCGAATAAGGCCACGGGCCGGACGGACATCTACGTCAACGAGGACACGGAGAGTATCCGGAAGTGGGGCCTCCTGCAATACTACGACAAGGTGGACGAGAACCTGAACGAGGCCCAGATCACTCAGCTCTGCGCGGCCTATCTCAAGTATTACAACCGGGTGAGTCAGACCCTGAAGCTCGAGAGCATGGGGATCGCCGGGATCCGGGCGGGCATGATGCTCCCGGTCCTGGTCCGGTCCGTGCAGGT